CTCAGCACGGGATCAAATGACGTCACAAGGTCATATTTGTAAATTCTCCTTCATTAATGAAGGGCATTATTGGCAACAAAAACACGGAAACATACCGCTACGCGGAGTAATAAGATTCAATGATTGTTGATTTCATTATTTCATAGTGTTCTTCATTACATTACAGTTCAATATACACTCTATGTTCTAACACAAGCTTCAAAGCAACACTAGTGTACATAACAACATACAAATGCTGGGTTTGGCTGATACCGGCTCCCAATCTAATAAATTTATTAAATGACTTTGTACAGTCAGTACCTGCAACTCCGTTAGACTCAACCTTGCCCTTAGCAATAATGGATATCATGTCTTGACAACTTTCCTTCACTAACAGAGCAGGAGTAGTAAAAGCTGCAGACCAATTAGCAATGGGAGAACTGCTCTTAACGATGATATAATTGACTAATTCTCCAGGAGGCATCCTCAAAGTACAGGTTAACATAACCTTCATCATCTTATAACGAGCAACATCACCATCTGGTTTTATCTCACACCCAACAACTTCATCTTTCTTCAGCAGAGCTGATTGATGGACGACGACCCTGGTTATAGGAACAACAGGCTTGTAAGGCCTGCCGTAACCACGACGAGGAGTTCGTCGTCTCTTCATCCCATTCCAATTCCAATTGCTCACCATTTTCGTTGTGAACACAACGAATAGATTTAACAGCTTTTATAGAGAGAGAAATTATGCTTTGCTTGGAGACGAAGCAAAGACAGCTGTAACCCACTGACAAACGAATAAAGTAAGGGACAGCATCTTACTTTACTTTATTAAAGTAAAGATAAAGCAACATAGGGGCCCTACCACGAAGCTTCGGACGATCTTCCGTCAGATTCGCTTCACGAATCACAGATCCTGATCGTCCACGTGTCTACACATCTAACGGCTTATAGCGAGTCTAAATGACTCCGCTGATCCTGGGGCGGGGGTAATACTAAGCCCCCGCCCCAG